AGCGCACGTTGCTTTTCGTAATCGTACCACTGTCCTGACTTGGCATGTGCCATCTGGTCATCATTTAAATTAGACAGGCTGATAAGAGCAGAGCGACGAACACCGCCCACTACTACAACCTCACCCACCTTGCACATGATATCGTGACATTCTATAGGGTAGAGCCTACGCCCCTTTGCTTTTTTGAATGTCTCTATTGTAAAGCTAAACAAGTCTACAAGAGGCTGCGGACCAGACGCACGTCCGCCCATAACCTTCAACCGTGCCCCAGCGGGGCGAATGCCGTCGACGTTGTATTCGGGAATTTGTCCTGCATACAGTAGTGCAATCAGTTCTCGATACGCCCTCGCCCATCCCGGCTTACTATCTGCCACGTTAATAACAGTGTCTGACTTGCTGAAGTTATCTGACACTACAGGCAACTTATCCACGTTCTCACGCTCAACAGAAAATCCCACGCCAGTGCCACACATAAGAATATACATGCACTCATCAAATGAACGAGGGCTGTCTACAGGAATGTAGCTGCAGTTGTACCCGCATATATTGTCTCGTGCTAAAGCAGGTCCAGCAGTCATCATAGCCCGCATAGAGGGCATAATCTCTAGGTTTAGTATGGCCTCCCGCAAGTCTTCAATATCCGCCTCTGGTAAATCGTAGCCAAACTTGTTTTTTACATGAGCCGCCATGTAATTTATATACCTGTCCACAGTTTCGTCATAGTTTTCACGACGGCCCTCATCTTCTATCCAACGAGCATAGCGAGACTTGTGTATAAATTCTTGGTATGGTGTGGGTAGTAAGTTATTCATTGTCTTGTCCTTCTTTTTCTTTGACTAATCTGTTGAGGTAGAACTGCGCTTTTTTAAGGTCTTCGATTCCATTTTTGTACCTGTATCTCCAGAGGTACTTGAGGATGTTTCCTTGCAGGTAGTGTTCGAAGCCGTCGCCTGTCGCCGCCGCGATTGCATCAAGGCATTCGATACCTGCTTGATTGTAGTGTGGCGGGTGATTGACGTTATCACGGTCTACTCCATTTGCCCAGTTTTTGTAGGCGTTAGCTTGCATATCACTCATTTGTTTCATGTACTCTTCATGTCTCATTGGACTTTACCAAAGTCTATCTTGACTATGTTGGTTCCTTCTTCATGTTTGATAGAGGGACCATCATCATCCTTTTCTGTACGCAACTTTTCTTGGAGGGTATTGAATGCTAGACGGGCCATTCCCGCTTCCATTATGCGTTCAAAGTCAGACTCTAATAATTCCATTATACCGTTTATTACAATAGTACCCGCCTCGTAAAACTCTCCATCCTCTTCCACAGTCGTATCATATGCGGATATGGAAAAACTTTCTTCATCTATTTTACGCAAGATAACATACCATCTATCAGGCATCAAGCTTGCTCTTTCAAAATCACCCTCGTCAATCGTCATTTTTCAACCACTCCTCCGGTATGCTGCCCTCTGCCCACTGGAACCCATACCGGTTGGCCCATGCAGCATAAGTTGTTTTGCTACCTTTGTAAATCTTGTTACTGGCCCGCACAAATACGAACCGGATATCTAAGTCAGGGTGCTGCTGTTTGATAAGCTGCATTTTAACACGGTCGCCTTTATCTAAGTGACCCTTGGCTTCTATGTATATGCCTGTTTCAGGAAGATAGAAGTCAGGGGTGTAGGTTCGCGGCTTGGGAACAAACGTCAACTTAGTTGTTTCGTATTCAAAATTTATCTTACGGTCTGCCAAGAACCTTGCAAGATTTATTTCAAATTGAGACCTGTATCTCGTACCCCTCATAATTCTGCTAACGGAAATCCGTTCTTTACCAGACTCAGCCTTTTTAAGAGATACTGTTCTACTTTTGGGGTATGCTTTTCTAGGTAGTTTATTTCTTCGCTTAATAAGAGCGTCGGAAGACATACAGTAATACCTCTGCGTAGATTATACATTATGTTTTGAAACTCCTGTTCTATGAGAGGGATATCTCGTGCCTCTGTATTTGAAAGCAGGTAACCCTCTGAAGAGAAGTTGTTCCGTAAGGTTAGCGGCAGTGAAGACTCCCTGCCTCTTATATTAACAGTAGCAGCACCCCCCGCTCGTTTCTCATGGGATTCAATATACACACAAGCCAACGAGGGATTTAAGTCCAGCAACTTACGAGGGTAAGTCTCTGCATATAAGACTGGCATCACGCATCCTGCTTCTTGTATTTAGTGTACCATGCCATAGGCGGGAACTTAGCACGAGATGTTGCTTTTGGTGCTTGAACAACCCCCTTCCAGCAGTGCTCTTTGAACGAACAAAATGTACAGGTCTTAGGTAACAGCTTGTTACCTGTGTCGATTTTTTGACCGCCACGCACATATGTTTCAGGCACAGCTTCAAAAGGCACCTTAAACTTGGCATCTGTTACTATTGCGTTAACTCTACGATTCGCTTCCTTTAGGTACTCCCTGCGGTCATCCTCTTGGTTCTCTGGAGCCTCTACAAAATCCCACTCACCAGAGGACTTGTTGATTGCAATCCAACCACCGAATGGTTTCTTATCTGCTTCTGCATACAGGTGACCCTGCATAATGTAACCAAAGGGGTCATCCTCCTTAATTGCATCGTAGCCGCCTCTACCGGAAAACTTGTTCTCGTATGACCACGGGCTAGTGGACTTGACATCCCAAACTTTTTCTTCACCGTCGATATCCAGAACAACATCTAGTGTTCCCTTAATATCTTGGTCAGCTATACTCAGGTCACATTGTTTCTGTTCAGACACCACATTGATGCCCGCACCCTTCATCACAAGGATTGCAACAGCTTCAACCAAGTCACCCATGAGAAACCGCATAACATCATTGTAAGCAACATCTTGGGTCATCCCCTTTTTCTCTAGTTGTTGTTGGCATAGCGGACGACCAATGCCTGACATGCGAAGCCTGTAACCCCCACGCCTAGACAACTGCTTGCGAATAGCGTCTTTACAATCCTCGCCAAACTTTTCTATGAGAGGTTCGAGGCGGGAAGAGTCAATCTCCCCCCGCCCTGCTTTTTGCAAGAAGTCTTGTATCTCTACAAGAGCAATCATAACTAGCTTGCGAAACGGTTAGCTAAGTCTGCGTCGTCTCCAGAAATCATGCTTTTCTGTGCAGTCTTAAAGTCTGCAAACACGTTTTCATTATGACCCTTGACAGTATCGTTGAACTTCTTGAGCAACTCTTTGTCTTGGTCACTGATACTGACTTCCTTAACCAAAGAAAGCTTTGGCGTCCAGTACAGAACACTACCCTTCTTATGCTTTTCGGTTGTCATTTCTATCACAGCCTTCTGCATCAAAACCTTCTTGTTGCGGGTCAACTCTTGGTCAATAAAGTTTTTGACCGGTATAAACCCAGAACGCTTAAAGTATGCAACAAATGCCATGCCATCAATAGGAGCAGCAGTGCCGTCTGCATAAGTTGCATCCGGAGCATCAAGCACACCGTAAATTACTTGATTACAGTTGACAGACTTGCTGAGTAACACGCGAGGGTCATCGGGGTTGAGACTATTCTCCTCATCCTTCGAAAGCCTCCCACATTTATTGCCCCCTAGCGAATCGGGGAAGTCCCCGTTTAACTTAGGTTTTTGTATAGACTTGCAAGAGAACGTACGCTCTTCTTGGTCCCAGTGTGACCACTCGAAGGTTCTCATCAACGGACGTATGTGGACCTTGCCAGCATATACAGGTGCTGAACCATTCCAGATACGCCAAGTTCCCCGCGTGAGAGTAACACCATCGTCGTTCTCTGTATCGTAGTTAATGGTAAGACGAGGCAAACCCATCTTAGGAGTTTCGCCGTCATCTTGACCGCTCATTTTCATCAAGTCACTATCAGAGCCACTGTCTAAAGCAGCAATAAAAGAGTCCATGTTTAGTTCTTCATTCATCGTTTGAATTTCTGTTCCCATAATATCCTCTATTTGTGGGTTACAACGTAAGAAAGATTATACAGTCAACACCTCCTCTAAGTCAAGCCAGTTTTTTCCCATTTTTAATTCTATTCCTACGGGCATATCGTATTCGAACCCGTAACGATTCAAAGTCTCTGTAGGTATTGCAAGCATACATTCTGCTAATAGATTGATACAGGCGTCTTTCTCGTCAGGATGCACATCCAACACAATCGAATCGTGAACAGTGTTGCAAATAACAGAAAGAAGATTTCTCGTACGCATCATCTTGTCCAGACGTACCAGTGCAGTAGGTAATAAATCTGCAGTGGCAAATCCCTGCACAGGGTAATTGCAAATCGCTGTTCTGTGAGTTGCTGTCCCCCACTCTGTCCACTTTGCATCAGGAAAAGCATACTGTCTACCAGACGGTAAGGTGATATGTTTTTTGCCCACCGCATCCTTTTGTAAGGTATCCTGCCACTCTGTTACTTGTGCATACTTTTCCTTGAAGGCACGATAGTAACGCTGCTGGTCATCCGTTCCGCTAACTCCACCATACAAGGGTTTGAAAGTATGGGCCTTTGCTTCTTGTCGAGTGCAGCCTATGATACTTGCAGTGTAGCTATGCACATCAGTGCCAGCCTCAACGT